CTTATACAAAGAAAGCGGAATTAAGAGAAGAATATGATGGTGTATCAACCGCGAACTTTAATATTGGAGGAGTTTGGTCTTTTCCACCTATTGATGATGTTATAGGTCCGCAATATCCTAAGAATCACGTTATTTCTTATGAGAAAGCATCTGACGACGTAGAGAATGCTCATACTGTTGAGTTTGACGTATCACCTGGGAAAGAAAGAATTTCTCAAATGCACCGCACAGGTACATATACTGAAATAACACCAGATGGTTCAGAGACACAGGTTATAACAGGAAAAAGATATAAAGTAATTGCTGAAGGTGATAATGTTTATATTAAGGGCGGTTGCAATCTAACTATCGAAGGTGGATGTAGAACTAAGATATCCGGTGATTGGCATATAGATGTTTCGGGTAGTGTAATATCTACTATTGGAGTTGCAAAAATAGAAACTATTTTAGCGGGCCCGCTAACTCAATTTGTTGGGCCTCTCGGTGTTCGTGAAACATATCTTGGTAATCAGGTAACTACTGCACCAAATATCTTCCTAAATTGATATAAATAGTAATAACATGGCCGGTTTATCAGATTCAAATACAAGAAGACCAAGCGCATCAAACGTTGCTTTTAGAAAGGTATATTCTGATGTGCCATTAGCATTTAAAGAGCATCCAGTCAAAAAAGATATTCGACCACTAAATGATTTAGATGCGGTAAAACAATCAATTAAAAATATTATTCTTACAAATCAAGGTGAAAGACCATTTCAACTAAGTATTGGCGGAAATGTTACACGTTATTTATTTGAACCACTTACACCTTTTACAGCGTTTTCATTGGAAGAAGAAATATTAAGAACTATATCACGAAACGAACCAAGAGTAAGAAGCACAAAAGTAAAAGTAAGCGCGGATATTGATAGAAATACATTCGATGTTACAATAGGATTTAATGTAGACTTTTCATCAAATAGAGAAGAAATTTCATTTGCACTTGAGAGATTACGATAATGGCAAAACAATTAAAAACAACAGAGCTTGATTTTGATAAAATCAAAACTAATATAAAAACCTTTTTCAAAAGGCAGGATTCGCCTTTCAAAGATTTAGACTTTGATGGTTCTGGCCTGAATCAGATACTAGACATCCTTGCATATAATACACATTATAATGCGGTGAATGCACACATGGCAGTCAATGAGTCTTTCTTAGATTCTTCTCAGATTCGTTCTAACGTTGTATCTCATGCTAAGTTAATTGGATTTGTTCCTAAGAGTAGAACAGCTTCTACTGCAGAATTGAAATTAGAATTTAATGCTGGCGGTTTAACATCTTCACAAACCATACCTGAAAATACAACGTTTACGGGCAAGGTAGACGGTGTCACATATACGTTCAGAACACCAAGTGATTCGGCTGCTCAGACGCCGGTCAATGGAAAATATACATTCAATAATCTTGCAATCAGAGAAGGTCAGAATAAAACACAAAGATTTGTATTTAATGATTTGACAAATCAACAGTTTATTATTTCAGATAAAAATATTGATAAAGATACGCTTGTTGTAAAAGTAAAAGAAAATGAATCGATTGCAGATTCTGCGGCTGATACATATACGCAATTTCAAATAGGTGATGATGTCACTAATACATCTAAGATATTTTATATTCAAGAAAACTTTAATGGTAATTATCAAATAGAATTTGGTAACAATGTATTAGGTGCAAAACCTACTGTTGGTTCAATTATTATATGCGAATTTGTATCTACAACAGGAGACGACGCAAATGGCATAAATGTATTTTCTCTTGGTACGTTTGGTTCCTCATTTGCCCTTAATGACCCAACAGTAATAACAACTATCTCTAAATCAGCGGGTGGAACGGAAAGAGATAGCATTGATGCTATTAAATTCAATGCACCATTATCCTTTATCTCTAAAAATCGAGCAGTCACTAAAAAAGATTATGAAGCAATTATTAATGATAAATTTAGTACGTTGATTCAAGATATTTCTGTGTTTGGTGGACAAGAAAAGAGTCCACCGCAGTATGGTAAAGTGTTCATTGCGATTAAACCTACGGGTGGCGAATTGTTTTTAACTGCAAAGCAAAAGAAAGATATTTTAGAACATTTAGATAATAAAAGAATCCTTGCAATTACAACAGAAATCGTAGATGCTGATTTTACATTCTTATATTTTAACGTATTTGTAAAATACAATAATAACGCTACGTCTAAATCACCTGCACAGATTGAAACAACTGTACGAGAGGCAATCTCAGATTTTAATAATTCATTCGAAGTGTTTGAAAATGTATTTAGATATTCTAAATTTTTAAATAAGATTGATACAAGTGATACATCAATACTTAATTCATTAGCTCAGGTTTCTTGTTACAAGAATTTTGTTGTACAAGCCAATAACACTCTTTCATCAGAAATTTCTTTTGGATTTAAATTACTAGGAGAGATAGACCAAGAAGAACCATTCATTTCAACTACATCTTGGATAATTAGTGGTGTTAATTATTTCTTAGATGATGTGGCGATTGATGGTGATACTGATAAAAGAAAATTAAGACTTTATAGATTATCAAGTGCGAATAAAAAAATAATTTCAGATTACGATGTTGGATTCCTTTATCCAAATACTGGTTTGCTACAGATTAACGCATTACCTGCAGATGTAACTACTACAATTGAGATTAATGCAAAACCTGATTCCTATGATGTTCCAAGTTCAAAAGAACAATTGCTCTCAATCGACACCGATAAAGTAAATGTTTACGTAGAAACTGGTGCTGAATTTACAGAAGGCAATTCAATTATAGAAAATGACTGATTTTTATCATAATCACGAATCGACTCGTGTTGATTCATTGATACCTCAACAATTGCGTGAAGGTAGTGCTGAGCTCGTAAAATTTTTAAGTGAATATTATATAGGAGAAAATGATATTGCAATATCTGCTCAAGACTCTACGTATATTGACGTTGCATCATCATTAATTCAGAATCTTGCAAAGAACAGAGACCTTGATAGAGTTACGCAAACTCAATTCATTGAAGAGTTGGCATTTGAAGTTGCAAAAAATATACCAACATCAAATGTAGTTACAAGAAAGTTTTTAATTAAACGTTTAGTTAATTATTACGAAGTTCGTGGTAATAAGAAGATGTTAAACGCTTTCTTCCGATTATTCTTTAATAAGGAAGTTAAATTATTCGAGCCGTGGAATCAGGTTCTAATACCGTCTAGTGGTGATTTTAGAACAAGTGAATTCGTTCGTTTGTATTCAACAACCGGAAATGACCCGTTAACTTTAGATGGTAAAACAATACGTCAAGTCGATGCTGCTGGAAGAGTTATTGCAAAAGGATTCGTATCTGCTGTTTCAAAGAAAACGTATGATGAAGAAATCTTTACGCTTGAATTAGAACCAGGAAGTATTGAAGGTAATTTTGATACTATACTTGACGTTAAAGACATAGACGGTAATGTCTATGGCAAAATATATCGTACGCTATCTTCATTCAATATTGTAAGAGGCGGAACGGGTTATGAAGTTGGTGACCAATTCTTTTTAGCAGGATTTAGTAATGCTAGTTTTTTAGGAGAAGTTGCGGGTGTTAATACTGGAGGTGTAATTAGTAAAGTTAAAATCTTAGACTACGGCGCAGGTAATTCTACAAATCAAACCACAGATTATTTTACTAAAGATTTCGAGAGGGTTCAAAGGTTAAGTGATGGTACCACACTAGTAACAGATAGAACAGCATCTGATGATACGTTATTCGGTAATGAATTTTTAAAAACCACAGTAAGAGGTGCTGCATTTGCTACAAGAATTGATAGTGATAATTGCCCATCAAATAATAGCCCTAATCATACAGTAAGTTATTTTGGATTCGACGAATCTTCAAATCCAAATTATTTATTTGAAGATTATTTAAACAATGGCTTATCAGACCCATCAATCGAGGCAAGTGTTCCTTTCTTAGTATCTACTTCTAATAGTGGTATTTTAAGACCTAGACTCACGTTCAATTCAACAAATGGTGTGAATGCAGAATTTAGTTTCAATTTTGCAAATCTAATAGAATCAGATGGCGAATACATAGATGAAAGAGGTAGATTATCCGCTGATATTGTTTTACAGGATTCTAATTTCTATCAGAAATTTTCTTATGAATTACAACTTGATATACCATTAAGTGATTATCGCGATTTCTATGAAGAGCTATTACACCCTGCAGGTGAAAAACTATTTAATAATCTTGTAAAGAATATTGATTCCGACGAAATTGAAAGATCACTTAATGTTGGATATGGAATTTCACGACTAGATACTGTGGGTATAGCGCCTAATGCAGAAATAATAACTATTCCACACCGAGTATGTGTCAATAATGTAGGAAGTGATTTAAGTAGTTCACCTTCCGAGATTACACAATACGTACAAAGGCCAATAGCCTCAGATGATAATCGTGTTTACTTTTTTGAAGATTATCTTGAACCAACAATCGTAACAACTGGATAAATATAAGTATGGGTATATCAATTTCAAGTGCCACAAGCGATACTGCTTTAAGCGTTTTAGTCAATAAAGCTTTATTAAAACAAGAAGTTCGTTATGACTTATTGAATGATTTCGAACAAGCCATTGGAAATGGTACAAAGAAATTATATGTCTTTTATGGCAGACCAAATGAGTTTCCTAATAGTGATACTGTTCCTACGCCTACGAATTCATTACTTGATGAAGAGGACACAAGAAAAACAATTACGGCGATGAGAAAAGTTTTTCCATCAGAAGTTCGTAGAGCATTTAAAAAATATACATGGTCAAGTGGAACACGTTATAATCAATATTCTAATCGTGTTGATACTACTGCATTTGGAGCTGGAACTTCTAAGCCATATTATGTTTTAACACAAGACGAAAGAGTTTATAAAGTTATATCAAATAATAATGGCGCTCAATCAATAGTTGAGCCAAGAGAAGATAGAAATGATATTTTTACTACGTCAGATGGATATCGTTGGAAACTATTAATTAAATACGAAGGTTCTCTTTTACGTAAATTTAATTCTACTACACACTTACCATTTCCTGATACAAATAACATTCAAACAGCGCTTGAGGGTGGTGAAGTAGATAGATTAGTTATTACCGACACCGTATCACCGATTTCAAATAAGTATACTGGTTTGTCAGAAGTTCCTTTTTTCGTAGAAGGTGATGCACCACTGACAATAACCGCATTAGCAGAATTTAAAGTAACAAGTGTTGCACCTATTGTTGGTGGACTTACCGGAACAGGAAAATTAAAAGCAGATGGTATAGAATTAACTAGTGGTGGCGCAGGATATTTCTTTGATTCGACTGCTGGTAGAAATAAAAAGATTCCTGTCAAATTTAGAATTAAAGTTGGTGCACTCACAGATACAAACTTTTCTGCTGGATTAAACGTTACAACAGGATTTGGTTTAGCAACAATTGACCAAACAAGTAATACAGTTTCTGCAATTGACGTTATTGACCCTGGGGCCGGTTATCCTGTAGGTGCTATTGTAGAAGTAGTTCAATCACCTGCGATCGTTTATGGTCAATTAAATGCACAAAAAGAAATAACATCTTTTGAAATTACACGAAACGGAAAAGGATTTAAATCAGCAAATCTGGTCTCAGTTGTAGACCCCGAAGCAAATATACAGAAATTAGATAGTGATATTGACGTTATTTTATCACCATCAAAAGGTCATGGCGGAGATATACAAAAAGAATTAAATGCTTCTGCACTATTCATTAACGTGAGAGTTTCATCTAGTAATGAAGACTTTACAATTGCAAATGACTTTAGACAAGTTGGATTGATAGAAAATCCAAACCGGTTTGGAAGTACTACATCACTCACTGAGACAACAGCTGATGCAAAATTTAAATTTGTATTAGAAGGTGCTGACCAATCAACCTTCGAGAATATCAATGAAGATGCTGCGATTAATGGTCAAATAAGTGGTGCTAAAGGAATCTTTGTTGATAAGAAAAATACCGCCATCGGTGCTAGAAAATTAGTTAGATATATAAAAGACCCCTCAGCATCAGCAGGTACAGACTTTGTGTTGAATGAAAGAGTTCTTATTAATACTGATACGCCTATTCCATTTAATGTTATTTCAATTACAAACCCCGAAGTTGATGTTAATAGCGGTAACATTTTGTTTATAAATAACAATAATAAACAATCAAGACAAACAGACCAAATTGAAACAATCAATTTCATCATAAATTTCTAATATGAGTATTACTGGATTTAATAGAGCCCCGTACTTTGACGATTT